TAAAAATACTTCTCGTGCGAGCCAAACACGAACAAAGTCGGAAAGACCTAAAGTGTGGGTTCCACCATCTTCTCTAGATGCACCCCCTGCACCTGATGGATTCAGGTATAGATGGATAAGAGCAGAGACAGTCGGCTTTCAAGATACTAAAAATATAACTGGACGAATTAGAGAAGGTTATGAATTAGTTAGATCCGAAGAAGTTGAAAATGCATCTGACTATCCAGTTGTCGAAGACGGCAAGTACAAGGGAGTTGTTGGGGTCGGTGGCCTTCTTCTTGCGAAGGTACCAATCGAGATTGCGAAGCAACGTCAAGCGTATATGGCTGACCGTCATAGACAACAAGACGATGCAGTAAATAACGATCTTATGAGGGAGCAAGACCAGAGAATGCCAATCAATGTTGAAAGGCAATCTCGTGTAACCTTCGGTGGTACGAAAAAATAATTTTTTCAATCACTGAATTAATATAAACCCGTACTGGAAGCCTTTCGAGGCAGGTACATTAAGGAGTAAATACTATGGCAAATAGAAACACTGTTGGATTTGGTTTGATCCCTACAGGTACAGTTGGTGCTACACCAGCTACTGCAGGACAAGGCAAATACTTCATAGATGCCGCGTATGATAAATCTCTGTTTCAAGGTACAGTCGTTCAAAGTAAAGTCGGCTATATCAAAGCAGCAGAAGCTACGCGAACTCTACTAACTATTGGTATATTAAATGGTATCTTTTATAACGCTGCAACTACGTTGAAGCCTACATTTGATAACAAATATATCCAACCAATTACTCCAGCTAACAGCGAAGATATTACGGCGTTTGTAATTGATAACCCTATGCAACTTTTTGTTGGATGCTTAGACGCAGCGGCTGCACAAGCTGACTACGGAAAAACTGTCTCTATGACAGCAGCAGATCCATCAGGAAGCACGACATCTGGTCAATCAAATAAAAAACTAGACGACGCGAATATTCACGTAACCAACAACCAGTTCAGATTACTAAGATCTGCAGAAGATCCAGAGAATGACGAAAACGCAGCTAACAGAAGTGTAGTTGTATGTCAGAATCTAAATCAATATATGCAGAACACAGGTACTGCTGGTATAACTTGGCAATAATAGGAGCACATAATGGCAATATCACGAGCACAACTAGTTAAAGAACTAGAACCAGGCCTAAATGCACTATTTGGGCTGGAATACAAAAGGTATGAAAATCAGCATGCTGAAATTTATACTACAGAATCATCTGACAGAGCTTTTGAAGAAGAAGTAATGTTAAGTGGTTTTGGAAACGCGCAAGTAAAAGGTGAAGGTGCAGGCGTATCATTCGACCAAGCACAAGAAACTTTTACAGCGAGATACACTCACGAGACTGTAGCTTTAGCGTTCGCAATCACTGAAGAAGCGATTGAGGACAACTTGTATGATAGACTTGCGTCTAGATATACAAAAGCTTTAGCAAGATCTATGAGTAACGCGAAACAAGTAAAAGCTGTCGAGCCTTTGATAAATGGTTTACCTGGTGTAAACACATTCTTATCAGGTGACGGCGAGTCTTTATTTGGTGTTGCTCACCCTACGATAGCAGGTACTTTTCAAAATACTCTGACTACGCAGGCTGATCTTAACGAAACTTCGTTAGAACAATCATTGATCGACATCGGTCAAATGACTGACGAAAGAGGTCTTAGAGTTGCAGCAAGAGGAGTGAAAATGATCGTTCCTTCTGAGCTTCAGTTCACAGCTGAGAGATTGATGAAATCTCAAGGTAGAACTGGAACAGCTGATAATGATATCAATGCAATCGCATCAATGGGAATGGTTCCTCAAGGATACAGAGTGAACAATTACCTAACTGATACTGATGCATTCTACATCATTACAGACGTGCCAAACGGCATGAAAATGTTCAACAGAGCTCCATTGACAACTGCAATGGAAGGTGATTTCGATACTGGAAACGTTAGATACAAAGCTAGAGAAAGATACTCATTTGGAGTATCAGACCCTAGAGGTATCTTCGGCGTTGAAGGTGCGTAATAACTAAATTTTATGAGGCGGACACAGTTCCGCCTCATTTAACAAATAACATGGTGAGATCATGAAAACATTCACAGTAAAAATATGGGCATACGATCACTATGCAAAATTTAACGTTTTGTCAGAAGATAATGCTGAATCTCTTGAACAATCAATCCTTGACAAATTAGGAGAAAAGAGTATAAACTGGGAATATCTCGGAAACAACTATAATAACGAGATAAATCGAATAACCTATGAGGAGGTTGTTAATGATACAAGACCTATACAAACGAAAAAGGTCCTTGGAGTTGAAGTGGGAACAGGAGCATATTGACAATAATAGATATACTCTTGAGATGGTCAGAATTGATGACAAAGTTAAACAAGTCATTACTGAGATCAAGCTTGAAGAAGCTGCCATTGCACATAGACAAAATACTGTTGAAGGTGCAGCTCCACAAGTTTCTGTAGCTACTTAGAATAAAAGCTACATCGCTGAAATCGCACTTTCTTATAAGGCTCTCTTGCACTCTACTAAAAACTAAGTTATAAATAACGCACTATACAAATTAAAATAAATTAAATGTAGACGCGTATAGTCGACAACCCCTAGGGACTACATTTAAATATTCTAGGAGGAATATTATGGCACAAACTACATTTTCAGGACCAATATTAGCTGGTACTATTAAAAACACTATAGGTACTACTGTTGGAACTGATGTTAAAAATACAGGGCAAGTTGTAATGGCTCAATCATTTTCATTTGCTTTCGGAACAGAAGGAGCTGCAACTGATACAACCGTTGTAATTCCAGCTAACTCTCAAATCGTAGCTATTGATGTTAACGTAGAAACTGCGTTCAACGATTCAGGTAGTGATATACTTGAAGTTGGTTCATCAGCTGACACTGACTTATATGTTAATGATGTAAGTATTGCAGCAGTTGGAAAAATAGCTTTAGGAACAGCTGCACTATGTGCAAACTGGAAAGATATTGGAACTTCTGATGTTAGAATCGGTTTCATCTACAATGGTGCAAACGATGACGCTTCAGCAGGTGCTGCTACAGTAACTATTAGTTACTTGCAGAACAATAACCTTTCATAATAATTAATTATGTGTGGGCTTTAGCCCACACATAAATTTTAAGGAGAACAAATGGCAACAGACATAAAAGCAAAACGATTTACTGATGGTACAGCCGCCGCTGCAACTACTATTGCTGCAGCTCAAACTTTAGGAGGAGCAGGTAATATGACTCTTGCAGGAACAGCTGCAACTTTCGGGGGTACTAACCTGGGTCAAAAAATTACTTTAGTTTCAGGTGGTAATATTTCTGCTGTTACTTTTACAATTACTGGAACTGATCCAACAGGTGCTTCACAAAGTGAAGATCTAACAGGCCCTAATGCAAGCACAGTAACATCAACAAATTACTACAATACAGTTACTCAAATTGCAGCTTCAGGAGCGGTAGGAACTAATACTTCTTCAGGTGTTGCAGCTGATCAAGGTGGAACATTATTTGCTGGAAGAACTAGAGTTAGAGGAATGCACGCAGTAAATGCTGGTGCAGGAACTATACTTTTTAATAATTCAAGTATTGATGGTTCAGAAATTTTAGGTATGCCTGTAGATGCAGGAGACTTAGATCCATATATTCCAGATGATGGAATGGTTTTTGATTCAGGGGCTTTCATAAAAGTAAATGTTGGAGTAATCACAGGTTTAACAGTATTCTTTGACGGCTAGGAGGCTAAATGGCTAATACTACCTCAGGCACTACAACGTTTGATAAGACTTTTGCTATTGATGAAATAGTAGAAGATGCTTTCGAACGTATTGGATTGCAAAGCGTTGCAGGCTATCAACTTAAATCTGCAAGAAGATCTTTAAATATTTTATTTCAAGAATGGGGAAACAGAGGAATCCATTATTGGGAAGTAGGTGAACTAGATTTAGATTTAGTAGAAGGACAAGCTGAGTATAAATTTTTTAGATCGACTGATGATGGCACAAGTGCTACATCAAATCCAAATGGTATTTATGGAATATCCGATGTTCTTGAAGCACAATTAAGATCAAATAGAACTGCAACAAATCAAGCTGATAGTCCTATGACAAAAGTAGATAGATCTACTTATGCAGGTTTTTCAAACAAACTTTCTAAAGGAACACCTAATCAATATTGGGTTCAAAGATTTATTGATCATACAAGCATTAGTGTTTATCCAACACCAGATTCAACAAATGCATCTAAAGATATGCATTTTTATTATATTAAAAGAATTCAAGATGCAGGAGATTATACAAATGCAACAGATGTACCATTTAGATTTGTACCTTGTATGACAGCAGGTTTAGCTTTTTATCTTTCACAAAAATATCAACCACAATTAGCACAACAAATGAAACTGTATTATGAAGATGAATTAGCAAGAGCTCTTGCAGAAGATGGTTCTGCTTCTAGTACATACATTACACCAAAAGCTTATTACCCAGGAGCATAATGGCTAAATACGCAACAGGAAAACACGCAAGAGCAATATCTGATAGATCTGGTTTAGAATTTCCATATCGAGAAATGGTTAGAGAATGGAATGGTTCGTTTGTACATGTATCTGAATTTGAACCAAAACAACCACAATTAGAACCTAAACCAAATGCAGGAGATGGTGTTGCATTAAGAAATGTCAGAACTGATAGAAGTGAACCACCAACTGCAGTTCTTTTACCAAACAATCCTTTTACAATTACAAATGGCAGTTCAACTTTAACTGTTAGTTTACTTAATCATACTTTAAAAGTTGGAGATTTTGTTTTATTTTATAATCCAGCTAGTAATAATCCTATAGAAAGTTTTAATTTAGGAAGTAATCTTTTTCCAATATTTGCAGTATCAAATGCAATAACAGCTTCAGCAACAACAGCAACATTTGATTCTAATACTAATTTTCCTGCAACAGGTTTTTATTTTATACAAAGTGCAACTTCGCCAAGTTTAACAAGTCCAGAATATGTTCCTGTAGTTCAGAGAGAAGTTATACAATATACAGGTAAATCTGGAGGATTAACATTAACAGGTTTAACAAGAGGAACTAATGCTCCATTTAGAGGAGAAACATTAAATAGTACAGAAGCAACTGCACATTCTGCTGTTAATGTTTTTCCAGGTTTAGAAATACAATCTGTAACAACTAGAACTGAGAATACAGGGGCTATGCCAGCTACAAAAATAGTTAATACAGGCTTCACTGTTACCTTGCCTTATAACGCAGTTGGTAATATAACAGGAGGTGGAGAAAATATATATGTTAGTCCAATGATAAGAGGTATATTATGATAAATTATATTTGGAATAAAATTAAAAATTTTTTTAAACCAGAAAAACAAGACCCACATCTTGTTGTGTTTGAAGAAGTTAAACCAATTCATTGTACTAAACATAATAGATATAGAAAAAATTGTTTAAGTTGTAGAGAGGTAGTAGCATAATGGCGGGTATAAGTTATAGCGGATTGGTTACACAAATTAGAAATTACACTGAAACAGATTCTAATGTTTTAACTACAGATATTTTAGAAAATATAATTCTTAATTCTCAATATAGAATTATGAGAGATATACCTATTGATGCAGATAGAAAACAACA